TTATCGCTGTTTGGGCGGGCGCTCGATGACCACGGTCTCGCCCCGGCCCACTTTGGCCCGCAGATGGCCCGCAAGCCAGCGATGGGCAGCAGCCATGGAATCGGCCCAGATGGTGGACAGCCCTGCTTTCGCTTTCGCGAGATAGGCGGGATCGTACTTCGCGTAGACGGCAGTCATCCGGTTCATGGCCGAGTGGCCGAGCAGGCCGCTGATCTCTTCAGCCGGCACGCCGGCGGAGCGCAGCCGCGTGGCGACGGTGTGGCGGATCGTCTTCGGGATGACGTCCGGCGGCAGGCCGAGCGCCCGGCGCATCGTGTTCCAGCGGCGCTTGCGCGACTGAGCGGCGACGTTGCCATCCCTTGCCCATTGGCGAAGCCAGGGCGCAAATTCCGGGATAACAGGAACGACGGGGTTATGCTTCTTCGTGCGCGGTAGGCCGGGCGGGTGGAGGTCGATCAACATCTGCGCGGGCATGAACTGCGCGGCCGGATCGATCTTGGCCGCCGCGATCGGCCGGACCCCGGTCGCCAGCATCAGCAGCACCCAGCGAATCATGTCCTTGTCGGCCGTCGCATAGCCGATGATGCCCCCCAGCTCGATATCCGACAGGACGCGGTCGCGCGGCCCCGCCCGGTGGATCGCTGGCACGATCGGCACCTTGGGAGCATAGGGCAACCGGCCGCTATTGACGTGATGGTTGAGCGCGGCGCGGATGTCGTCGAGGTTGCGCTGCACCGTGTTGCCGCCGACGCCTTCCGATTTGTGGCGGAAGTCCTTCTTCGCCCAGGGCACGTCATAGCTGTGCGCGCCCATCCGCCAGGCCTGGAAGCGTCGGAAGACGGGCGGGCCGAGGTCCGCGATGGTCGCGTTTACCGTGGCCGCATCCTGCATCAGGAAGCCGATGAAGGCGCGCAGCGACGACTGGATCTGGCCGGGTGAAACGGTGTTCTGGCCGTGCTCTTCCCAATAAAGAACCAGCAGCGGGATAACGCGCGCTTCGTCGGCCGCCTGGGGGCCGCGCGTCCGCTCGGCCTCGACATGCGCGACCAGCTTCGCCTTGGCCGCTTCTAGCTCTTTGCAGTGAGTGCTGCGATAGCCGATCGATCTAGAGGCGGCCTTGTAGCTGGCAATTTGCCAGACGCCCGGCGACCGCCCGTCGCGGCGCTTGTCGAGCCAGTATTCGCCGAAGGCGAATGGGGAAGTTTCTCTCGGCACCGCGCCACCATCTCTCTCGTCCGGGCCTGCTGGATGGCCTCGATGATTCCCATATCGGCCAGCGCGACAATATCCTGCAGCGTCAGATGCGCGCCGGTCTCGTTGCGCAGCGCTCGATCGATCTTGCTGCCCAGGCTGGTGATTTCGTTCACGCCAGCTCCCCCTCCCGGTCGAGCAGCGCCGCCGCGCGGGCGATGACCTCGCGGGTGACGCAGCTGTGGCGGCTGCGGAGCGACATGCTGACGCGTGAGCGCTCGCGGCCAGGCAGCGCGGCCCAGTGCGCGGCGCAGAACGGGCGGCCGGCGGACGGGGTGACGGTGCAGCTGGCGGCGGCGCAGGTCATACCGGCCCCCCCAGGTCCCACATCGGCACCGGCCCGGCGGGCTCGGCCGTTTCCGGCTTCATGACGACCATGTTGAACACGGGATGCCCTCGCCCGGCGATGCCGAGGCGGAGGAAGCCGCCCCGGTTGAGCGCCTCCAGATCGGCCGCAGTGGGCTGGTAGAGCGAGTACATGAAGTTGAGGCCGCTCAGCTCGTCGACAGCATCGGCAACGAAGATCGCACCGCAACTGCCGTCGAGATCCTGATCCCAATCAGCTGGCGCGCCGATCGTGCGGGCTCCGGTGAAGTTGCAGGCCTTCACCGGCCGTCCTCCGCCCTCAACGCGTTCGGCATCAGATCCTCGATGATCCTGACGACCGCCTTGGTGCCGATCTTATAGTGCGGGGAGCCCTCGGTCTCATCCTCGAATGCGACCGAGTACGACACGCCGCGCCGCTTGAGCATTCGCTCCCCGCCGCCCCGTCCCGCGATCTCCTCCGCCACTGCTGACGCAACGATCTGCGCCAGCTGTTTCCGATCCAGCTGGACCTTGTGCGTGCGGGTATTGGTGGTTGTGCTGTCGATCTTCACGGGAGGGGCACTCCGAAACCAGCGGCATTGCGATGCCCTCCGCCGCCGAACTTGTGCGCGATCTCCGACACGTCGCGGCGATCATCACGCGACCGCAGCGAGTAGCCGCGCGAACGGCCCTGATCCGAATAACAGGCGACGAACGGCGCGAACGGGTTTTCGTCAAGCAGCCAGTGGCCTACCTCGCTGGCGAACATCGGCGGGCAGTTACACAGTGGCACCTCCTGACCGTCGATAAGCCCGCGCCGTGCGAGGCGGCCGATCTCTGCGACCTTCTGGTCGAAGAACCGCTGCATCGCTTCCGCCTCCACCATGATCCGGTGAGCGCCACGCCCGTCGGACAGCTGCTGACCGATCTCTCTCCAGCGCTCGAAATCGAACGGCTCACACCGAAGCCAGGCGCCGAAGGGCTTGGTCTCAGGGATAGCGAAGCGCCAAAGATCGCGATCCTCGATCAGCCGCAGCAGGAGTGGCACCTCCGCGCCCGGATGGCAGAACTCCCACGTCATCACGGCACCCGAGCGAGCCATGTCGAATGCGGCGATGCAGGCCGGGCGGCTCAGTTCGGCGAGGTCGCGGAGCATTGCTGAGATCATGTCCGATCCCAGCGGCCCCGCCCCCGTCACGTCAACGGCAAAGGGCCGAAGATCGGCTTCCGCCGTCTTGTGGTGGTCGAGAATGACAACACTCGCCGCACCCTGGAGCATCGCATCCAGATCCGGGCGCTTATAGCTGAAATCGCCGATCAGGACGCGCTTGCCCAGCACCTCGGGAGGGCTCTGCCCGTAGCTGGCAGGGACATATTGAACATCGTTGCCCCAGCGCATCCATGCTGTCCAAGCCGCGCCGAAGCCATCAGCGCAGTTGGCGTGATAAATCATGATGTCAGGCTTCCAATCCATCAGGATCTTCCTTCTCTCGGTTCAGCGAGCGCGGCCTCGATCGCGCGCAGCGCCCGGATGGCGGTGGTGGATGGCAGCAGGCCGTCGCGCAGCTTGGCGGCCGTGACGGCCATGCCGTCGGCCTCGTACTGGCGGGCGAGCAGGTCGATGGCGCGAGGGTCAGGGCGCCAGCCGCGGACGGGGATCTCGGCGCAGTTCATGCCGGCAACCCGTTGTGCTCGACGCCGTCGAGGAGTCGGCCGGCGGCTTTCTTGCCGACGCGGTGGAGGCGACATCGCCCCTCCTCGTCGTATCCGAACTCGCGAATCTGGTGGCCTGCCGTGATGCTCTGCCCGGCAGGTGCCCACTCGCCCCACTGCTTGAAAAGGAACGGGACCCTCGCCGCCGCGCACTGATCGCGCAGGCTACGCGCCCAGCCGAGATGCATCGGCCGCGCTTTCGATCCGCTCTCACCGCCGACGATGACCCAGTCGAGAGCCGCCAGCCATTCGTCCCGCAGCGCGACCTTGCCGAGCAGCGGCTCCATGGACAGGCCGATCCAGGGGATTCCCAGCTTTGCCTTGAGCGCGATCAGGCGGGGAATGTCGCGGTCGGCCTCGACTTGATTAACGACGGAAATCATTAGGCCGGCATGAGCAGGCCAGCCCGTCGCGCCGATCGCCGCCAGCCTCTTCTCGACCACCGAAATGCGCTTGGTGACGATCTGAATATCGAGCCAATCGCACGCCGCTATGTGCTGCCATGCCTCGCCGAACCACTCAATCGGCACTTCGGTATCGAACAGATCCGACATCGACTGAATGAATACGCGACGGCGAGGCGTCAGGTTGATCTTACCGATATGGTAATCCGCCGCCCACCACGAATAGCCGTTGTGGAGCTTGTAAAGCAGTTTCACCGCTGACTTGATCTTGCGGCGCTCGGTGCCGAGGCCCCACGCCAAACCGGTGCGCTTCGCCCATGCCTCAGCATAGCAATGCTCGCATCCCGGCCCGACCGCAGTGCATCCCCACCAAAAGTTGACCGTGGCGTCCGTCCATTCGATCGCGCTGTATTCAGCCATGCACCGGCTCCTGATCGATGTTCCGGCGTTCGACGCGGAAGGTTAGGGCGCAGACCCAGGTGTTCGCGGCCCATGCGTCGGGGCCGTGGAGACTGTTCCAGAGACGGGAAAACACCTGACGATCGCTCCACGCCGCCTGCGCCAAGTCGCCACCCAGCTCACGAAGGCTGGGTTCGCTCGTCCCCTCTGCTCGGGCATCCTCTTCGCTGATCTCATGCAACCGCTGGACGCGCACGTCCTCGACGATCAGGGTCAGACGGCTGGCCCAGCGGGGCATGAAGATCGAGGGCCGCCAAGTCTCCGGCAAGCAGTCCCAATCCACATCGACCTGGCGGCCGAAGGCGTCTAGCGCGTGGCTGAACGAAGGTGCGGACATCTCCTCCGCGCCACCCGCCCTATAATCGATCCAACCCTTGCACGGCACAGCTTCGGGCGGCCAGCCTTCGCAGGCGTCGGGGGAGATGCGCCACGTTTCTCTCACCCACATCCGATCGCCCGGCGCGGCGGGAACGCGGAACAACGGCCCCGGCCTGTCGTCACGCGTCCACCAGCCCCAGCGATCGGACATGCCGCGCGGGTTGGCCGGCGTCTTCTGCTCCGCACAATAGGCGTCGAGATAGGGTTCGGCATGGCGGGGCTCGTACTTCCAGTTGTCGAGGCTCGGCCGGTTCGGCATGTCCTTCACGACGCGCCGCGTCTGGGTCTTGCGCCCGTCAAGGAGCGCGCGCACCATCGGCGCGGAGAAGATGATAGGGCGATCAGTCATGACGAAAATCACCGATTTTAGTCGGCATCCGGACGACCATTGGTATGAGGAAGGGCAGCATCGCTTCCGCGCACAGGATGCGGTCGGCGAAGTTATTGTCGCGGTCTCGATCGACCACTGGGATGAGGTCAAGAAGAGGCACGGCGACGACATCGCCGCCGCCGCGACGGAAATCGTCGCTGGGATCAGCGACGCGACGGTCGGCATGACCGTCGACGGTCAGCGCTATCTGCTGTTGCCCTAGCACCGCTCCCCTCCCCGCTTCAGCCAGGCCGGATCGACCGGCGCCCAGACGATCGCGCGCTTGCCCGAGACGCCGTTGCGGCGGCGTTCGCCGCTGTCGCGGATCTTGCCTAGGCGGGCGAGCTCGGCGCAGCGCGGGCGGACGGACAGGATCGACAGGCCCAGCCGCCCGGCCACCTCGTCGGCGGTGAGGCCCATGCTGGCCTCAAGCTCGCGCAGGCAGCGATCGCGCAGCAGCGCCGAGGCCGGCTGGATCGCCTCCGCCGCGGCGCGCGACGTCGGCCGGCCGCGATGGCCGGGGGCGTTCGGATAGGCCATGCTGGTGAAGAGATCAGCCACGTTCCGCCCTCCCCTGGTCGCGCGCCGCGTTGAGCTGCGCCATCGCCGCGTCGCTGCCGCCCCGATCGGGGTGCGCGGCGGCGGCCCGGTCGCGCCAGGCGCGATTGATCTCGTCGATCCCGGCCGATGCAGGTACGCCCAGCACCTGCCACCACTGTTCGGGCGCGGGCAGCGCCTCATAGCCGGCGAAGGCCTGACGCGCGGTGCCGACTCCCCAGCGATCCATGCCGCGCATCGCCTCGATGTGCTTGGCCAGCGCGACGATGTTATCGGCAACGCGGTTCCAGCGATCGCAGGCCAGCGCGATGTCGCGGCCATCGAGGCGGAAATAGACCGCGACGCCGGGATCGACCGGCTCGGGCTGACCGCCGCCGCTGTCCAGGCGCAGATCGATACCGCCGTTGCGGCCGGTGTCGCAGCGGAGACCAACCGCATCGAGGGCATCCGCTCGATGGTGAGCAAGCACAAGCTCGATGCCGCCATGGCCGACCAGCTCGTGCGCGAGAAGAAGACCATCGAGGAGGCCCGCGCCGTCGTGCTCGACAAGCTCGCCGAGCGCACCGACGAGCCCGGCATCGGCCATAACTCGCCGGCTCGCGTCACCCAGGACGTTCGCGACAAGTTCCGCGAGGGCGCGATGAACTGGCTGTTCGTCAAGGCCGGCGTCGCCGGCATCGTCGAGCAGGCGGCCAAGGCGCGCGGCGAAACGCTGAAGATCGATCCGGGCGAGTTCCGGGGCGTTCGCAACGCCGACCTGGCGCGGATCGCGCTGGAGCACCTGGGCGTCCGCGTCTCGGCGCTCGACCCGGACATCATCGTGCGCGATGCCATCACGGCGCGTTCGGCGATCACCCAGTCGACCAGCGATTTCCCGATCCTATTCGAAAACGCGATCCACCGGACCTTGCAGGCCGCCTATACGATCCAGCCCGATACGTGGTCGCGCTTCGCCGGCACGGGCACAGTGACCGATTTCCGCGCGCATACCCGTTATGCCCGCGGCACCTTCGGCGCGCTCGACAACGTGAACGAGAACGGCGAGTTCAAGAACAAGCCGATCCCGGATCTCGCCAAGGAGATCATCACGGCGAAGACCAAGGGCAACATCATCAACCTGTCGCGGCAGGCGATCGTCAACGACGACATGGATGTGTTCTCGGGCCTCGCGGTCGATCTCGGCCGCGCCGCGAAGCTGACGATCGAGATCGACGTCTACGCGCTGCTGAACAGCAACCCGCTGATGAACGACGGCAAGGCGCTCTTCCACGCCGACCACGGCAACCTCGCCGCGAGCGGTGCCGCCCCGTCGATGGCTGCGTTCGACTTGATCGATGTCGCCATGGCGAGCCAGAAGGACGTCAGCGGAAACGAGTTCATCGAGATCAGCCCCTCGGTCCTGCTCGTGCCGCGCGGCCTGCGCGGTGCGGCGATCACGGTGAACAGCAGCGAGTATGATCCCGACGCGGTGTCGAAGCTGCAGAAGCCCAACATCGTGAAGGGCCTGTTCAGCGACATCGTGGCCAGCCCGCGCCTGACCGGCACCGCGTATTACGCGTTCGCCGATCCCAGCATCGCGCCTGCCATCGAGGTGGCGTTCCTCAACGGCATCACCGAGCCCTACACCGAAAGCCGTGACGGCTGGCGGGTCGACGGCGTCGAGTGGAAGGTCCGCCACGACTATGGCGTCGGCGCGGTCAACTATCGCCCGGCGTACAAGCAGCCCGGCGCCTGAGCCTGATCTGATCCTGTGACGGAGCGGTCGATCCGCTCCGTCCATCCCGGGAGAAACCCCATGAAGTTCGTGAAGCTGCTCACCGCCGCCTATGTCGGCGGTGCCCTTCGTCACCCCCATGAGGGCGTGCTGCACGTCAACGACGAGGATGCCGAGCGTCTGTTCGAGAATGACGCGGCGATCGACGTGTCCGACGACTTTTCGAAATCGGACGACAAGACCCTGCCGGTCGACAGCGTCACCGTGCAGAGCGGCGCGGTGCCCGTCGCCGAGCCCGAGCACCCCCATCAGTCGGAGATCGCTCCGACCACCGACCCCGACCCTGCCCCGGCCAAGAAGGCCAAGGGCTGATCCCTTCCTGACAAGGAGCCAAGACCATGGCGCGCACGTTCGTTCAGCCGGGTGATACGGTCACCCTCACCGCCCCCTATGACGTCACCTCCGGTGGCGGCATTCAGGTCGGCATCGTCTTCGCCGTTGCCCTTCTCTCTGCGCTGTCCGGCCAGCCCGTCGAGGCAAAGCGGACGGGAATCTGGGATGTCCCGAAGGCGACCGGCCAGGCCTGGGTCGCGTGGACGACCAAACTGTACTGGGACAATACCAACAAGGTGGTTACCACGACCGCCTCGACGAACCTGTTCATCGGCGTTCCGTCGCAGAACCAGGCCAGCGGCGACACCGTCGGCCGCGCGCTCCTGCACGGCCAGCTGGCCTGACCTCCGGCGGGAGGGTGACGCCTCCCGCCCCTTTCCCGGAGCATTCCATGCGCAAGCTGACCCTCTATGGCCCGGCGGTGGACCGCCATGGCCGCTATCATGACGCGGGATCAGTTCTGACCGTCGGGGCCGAGGACAATGCCGACACCGACCTGACCACCAAGGCGGCCGACGACCTGATCGCGAGCGGGCGCGCTGTGACCCAGACCGAAGCCCGCGAGGATGTGGGCGTGGCTGATCCCCTCGACCACGACAAGGATGGGCGCAAGGGCGGGACCGCCCCCCTCCCCGATGACGCCGTCGTGGCCGCGAAGGGCCGGAAGTGATCGATTGGGACGCCCACGCCCGGCGCATCCATGAGCGCTTCGTCGAGCGTGAGCCAATCACCTATGACGACGCCATCACCGGACCCGGCGACCTGCAAGCCGTGTGGATCGACGAGGCGGCGGGTGATTTTCAGGGCTTCGGCGCTTCGGCTCGGCGCGTCTCTTGTGAGATCCGTATCGAGGACCATCCCGAGCGCCCCCGGCGTGGCGACGTGATCGTTCGGCGCAGGGCCGCGTGGTCGGTGATCGACGTGACCGATCGGCTCGACGTCGGCGCGTGGCGGATCGGGCTGGAGGAGCGGTAATCATGACGATGCTTTCGACGGCCGAACTGGCCGAGATCGCGGCGCGGCCGACGATGCGCTCGCTGATCTTCGACGAGGCCGCCGCGCGGCTGAAGCTGATCCCCGGCGTCAACGAGGTCGAGATCCTGCCCGCCGGTGACCCGGTGTCGTTCAACGCCATCCATCTGTTCGACGGCGGGCATCGCGTGGTGCCGCATGACGCGTGGACGGTGGGGCATGACATGACGCTGATCGTGGAAGGCTATGTCGAGGGCGCGATGGGTGTCGATGCCCATCGCGAGCTGGCCAGCCTGCACGCCGTGTGCGTAGCGGCGCTTGTGAGCGAGCCGCCGCTGGGCGGGCTGGCGGAGACGATCGACGAGGGCGATCTGCGGATCGCGGTCGCCCCGCTGGCGTCCAAGCCGCGCCTCGCTTTCGCGGCGGATTTCCAGATCGGCTTCGCGACGCGGCGCGGCGATCCGACAGCTCAATAGGTCCGGGCCAATAGATTCGGCCCAATAGTTCCAGGCAATAAGGAGACCTGACCATGGGTGATCCGATCATCCGCCCGTCCAACGTGGAAATGCTGCTGAAAATCGAGACGACCGAGGGCGTGGACGCCGCGCCGACTTCGGCCGATGCTTTCCCGTTCGAGGAAGACAGCTATTCCTATAATTCGCCGTTCACGACGGAGGCGAGCAACGAGGCCAATGGCACGCTGGTGGCGGGCGCGCCGCTGGTGATCGGGCAGCCGGCGACGATCAGCCTGACGGTGCGGCTGAAGGGGCCGAATGCTACGCCGACGGCGATGGTCAAGCCGCCGCACCACGCGCTGCTGGCCATCGCGGGCAAGCGGCCCCAGTTCACGGCGGGTGTCGCGGCGGCGGCGCTGGTGGCGGGTGGCGCGAGCCAGGCGACGCTGGGCGCGGCCTTTTCCGCGACCCCGCAGGCCTATCGTGGCATGCCGCTTTCGATCACGGCTGGGCCGGGGGCGGGGCGGATTGCGGCGATCACCGACTATTCGGCGGCGAAGGTCGCGCTGCTGGCGGATGCGTTTTCGCCGGCGCTGACGACGTCGAGCGAGGCGGCGCTGATCGCCAACTGGAGCTATGCCGGCACGAGCCCGCGCGGCGCGACGGCGCGGGCAACGGACCATCCTTCGGGCACGCTGTACCTGTTCGAGGACGGAACGCTGCACAAGTTCACCGGATGCCGCGCGGTGATGCAGAACCTGAACGCGCAGACGGCGCGGCCGGGGATGGCGCAGTTCCAGCTGACTGGCGTCTATGGCGGCAAGACGGATGCGGACCTGCCCAGCGACCTGCCCAGCCAGGGGTGGAGCGCGCCGACGTTGCTGCAGGGAATCGGCAACAGCACGCCGGCCTTCCTGATCAACCGCAAGCCGTTGCCGATCGGCAGCTATGCGCTGGCGGATGGCGGGGCGATCGACAATACGGTGGACCCGAACACAGATTACGGCTTCGGCCCCGGCGTGATCGGGGAGCGGGTGCCGATGATCACGGTCGATCCGCACGCGACGCTGGTGGCGGTGCGCAACACGATCGCGGAGATCGGCGCGCTGACGCAGTATACCGCCGTCGCCCGCTTCGGATCGGTGCTGGGCAACCGCTATGCGATCACGCATCCGCTGGTGCAGCCGGTCGACAGCCAGCCCGGCGCACGCGGCCAGCTTCGATCGGAGCAGATGCAGTTGCGCGCGCTCACGCCGGGCTTCGACGCGCAGACGCGCGACAGCGAAACCATCATCTGCTTTTTCTAGGAGGTTGATTTGACCGACACTGTCGATAGCGCGTCCGACGCGCGCACCGTGAACAATGCAGTCCGGCACCAGTATCGCGTCCTGAATGACACGGAAAAGGCGCAGATGGTCGCGCTCAAAGACAAGGGGGCCGAATTTCTTCGCCTGATCGACAGCCTGCGCAGCGAGCCCGAGCTCGTGCTGGACGATGGCGGGACTGAAATTGGATGCGCCATCGCCACCTTCGACCGCGAACTGAACATCGCGGCGGAACGGGTGGAAGAGGCGGTCATGTGGGCCGTCAAGCACATCACGCGCTAGCCGCGATAGCGGAAGGGGAAGCCGATGGCGGCCATGTCGGCGGCCATGGCTTTTCCCCAGAACACGATCAGATCGTAATATTGGGATCGTGCGACGCGCGGATTTTCGGAGTGGTGTTTGAAGTTGGCTTCGTCCCACTCGACGATATCCGCGCGGATCGCGGCGTTTTCGGTAATGGTGGCTGCGATCATGCTGGTGAAAACCTGTTTGACGGCGGTCTTATTGCGATAGAAGTCTTCTTCGACGACGCCGCGCGCATAGGCGTGGCAGGCGCGGATGACATGATACTGGCTGTCGGTGATTTCGGTCAGTCCGATATCGAGGCAGTATCGCGCGAGGTCCGTATAGCGGGCGATCGGGTGCAGTCGTTCTTGGGGTAGTGGTTCGGGAACGGAAAAGCGCAGTTCGACCGACAGGCCGCCAGCGCCTTCATCGCCGATGATCTTGACGTTATCCGGATAAGACATGGCCACCCCGCTCGTTCGACGAATCAACACTTGGATTGGGAGCAGCGATGATCCTTTTGTCAAAGGCGCAGTCGGTGCCGTGGACGCCGGAATGGCGCAAAACGGAGCCATCGCCGCCGCGCTATATGCTTCGCCCCGGCGATCTGATGGAACGGCAGGCGCTGGAGGCTGAGCTGGCCGGCGAGTATCGGGCCGGCGTCGTCTATCCGTTCGAACGGCTGACCGCGCTGCGGGACGGCGTGATGGCGCTTTCGCAGGACGCGGTGGCGCGGGATCATGTGGTGTCGTTGATCGATGCGCAGATGTCGGGTCAGGCGATCGACGGCGCGGAGGCCGCGCTGATCGAGGCGGCGCATGACGCGATGATGGAGCATTGGAAGCCCTATCGGTCGCTGATCGCGCAATCGAACCGGCGCAACCAGTTCCTGCCGGTGCTGGCTTTCCAGCGTTTCTGCACCGGATGGGAGGGTGCGACCGATCGGGACGGGGCGGAGGTTCCCTATTCGCGCGACATGATGGGCATGGTCACGGAGGACGCGGCGGCGCGGCTGCCGGGCGTCGAGATGCAACAGGCCGGCCATGTCGCGTATCGGATGCTCTATGCGCGAGGGCAGGAAAAAAACTCGCCGCCGCCCTCACCGTCCGGAGACGAGCGCAAGATTTCGCGTTCGGGCTCACGGTCGAGGGCGGGTGGGAAATCGAAGGCCAAGGCTGGGACGAAAACCCCCGCCTGACGCTGCCGCCATGGATTTGGGGCGTGGTGGATATCTGGATCACGTTGCGCGGGATGCGCCAGCACGGGCTGGCGCTACCCTGCGCCGGGGGGCTGGTGGATCAGCCGGCGGCATTGATGGATGCCTTCGCGGTACTCGACGGACTGGTGGAGCGGCGTGATGTCTAGGGCAGTCCTGAAAAATGGTGTCATCGATTTCGAGATCGACACCGAAGCGCTCCGCAAGGCCGAGGATCTGCTGATCCGTGGCTATCTGTGGGCGGCGAAACAGACGATCAACGAAGCTTCGCGGGAGTTCGAGAAGCGTCTGGAGGCGCGGACACGGGACTATACCAAAGGCAATCTTCACAGCGCCTGGGCGTCCGATGTGCGGCCCAAGGCAAAGAACAAGATCGCGCGCGAACCGGTGGGCTTCATCTACGTCAATGGTGGCGAGAGGACCCGGAAAGCGCTGGATTATCAGACGACAAGCGGCCGGGTGGCGAGCCTGGATGGCGGGTATCTTGCGATTCCCCTGCCGGCTGCCGGGTCGCGCGGACGGCTGCGGGATATCACGCCCGGCGAATGGGAGCGCCAACACGGTATCCGGCTGCAATATGTGTATCGCGGGTTCAACCGCCCTGCCCTGCTGGTCGCGAAAGGCACATTGAACATGCGGTCGGCGACGTTTCGTCCGATCACGCGGCGGCGGACGGCGACGGACGAAAAGCGCGGCTATCAGCGAGGCGAAAGCTCGGTGCCGATCTTCGCGCTGATCGCGCCTCGAAACTTCCGGTCGAAGTTCACGATCGAGGACGTGATGGCACCGGCTGGTGAGTGGATGCGCGACCATTTCGAGCGCGAGGTGCGGAAAATCCAGAATGTCCGCCGGGAGGTCGGTGACGTCATAGGGTGACAGCCGCCCCGCCCCGCCTATGATCTCTGCTTTCAACAGGGAGGCGGGGATGAAGGACAAGTTGCTGCTGATAATCGCGGGCGCGGTGTTCCTGGCAATTCCGGGATATTTCATCGTTTCAGACGTGGTCGACAGATCGCGCGTCAAGGCGATAGCGTCTAAAAAGCTGAATGATGCCGGTTCAGCGCAGTGGCGGGATGTCAAGGCGCGCCCGGATGGCTCAGGATGCGGGGAAGTAAACGCAAAGAATTTGTATGGGGCCTATGTCGGGTTCAAGCGATTTGAGGTCGATCAGTCGGGAATTGTTACGTTCGAAGGATCATCTGCCATTCCGTATTTTCCCAGTTGTTGAATTGATACCATGGAGGTTCGAAGATGGTCGATATTGCTGCCTATCTTCGCCTCAACGCGAATCAGTTCTCGTCCGAAACTGCCAAGGCGTTCGCTGAGATGGAGCGCCTGTCGAACGACACGGCGTCGCGCACGCGGCGGGCCTTTGAAAATTCGTTCGCCGAGGTTCAGCGGCTGGCGCAGAAAGCGCTTTCGACGCCGCTGAAAAGCGGCGCGCTGAACCTCGACGCCGAGAGCGTGCGGGCCGCATCCGCCGCCGCATCGGCGGAGGCGGCTGCGATCGGGCAGATCGCCGCCGCTGCCGCGCGCGCAGCCCAAGATACCGGCGATCTGAGCGAGAATACCCGCCTCTACATCCAGGCGGCGAAGGCGGCCGAGATCGAAGCCCGGCAGCGGGCCGCATCGCTGTCATCCGAGGCGGCGTCGCTGGAACGGCTGCAACAGGAGCTGATGGCAACCGCAGGTGCGGAAAGGCAACTTACCACCGCCCAGGGTCGCAGCACGATATCGGTCGGCCAGAAGCGAGCGGCGATGCAGCAGCTCGGCTTCCAGATCAACGATGTCACGGCGTCGCTGGTATCGGGCATCAATCCCGTCGTGATCTTCGGCCAGCAGATCGGCCAAGTCGCGTCGGCTGCCACCGGCTTTGGCGGACGGTTGGGCGCTGTCGCAACATTCCTCGGCGGGCCATGGGGTGCCGCGCTGACCGGGGCGGTCACCGTGGTCGGGTTGTTGTCGTCGAACCTTCTGAAAAGCGGAGCTGACGCAGAAAAGGCCAGCGGGGGGCTCACGGTTTACGCAAATGCCGCCGAAATGGTCGCCGACAGAATCAAGAAGGCGAATGATGCAATCGCCGGCTTCCAGTCGTCGGGGCAGCGTCGCGCGAATGAGATCGGCGCGCAGCAGCAAGCGATCCTTGTGACCGAGGGCGAGATAAATCGGCTGCGGGAGCGAGGCGAATCGACGGCTGGTGGTCGAGCTGGGCAAATTATTCGTGAACAGGCGCGTCGCGATTTGGCGAATGCCGAGAGCCGGCTGGCCACACTCCAAATACAGCTAAGTCAGATCGTTCGCAACGACGCTGGTATCCGCAATGACGAAGCTGACCGCGAAGCCGAGCGCGCGGCGGCCGATGTAAAACGCGACAGCGCCGCCGCGCAGCGCGATTTGAACAAGCAGGCCCGTGAGGCGGCGGCGGCACAGCGCGAACTGGCGGCGGATCTGACCACGATAATCGGCCGCTTCGATCCGGCGCGTAAGGCGGCGCTGGATTATGCGGACACGCTCAAGACGATCGCCGATCTGGAGAAGGCCGGCAGCCTGAGCGGGGAAGAGGCGCGGCGTTACCGCACCGAGGCCTATTTCAGCGAGGCGGATCGGGTGGCCAAGGCGCAGGCCGAGGCGATGAAGAAGTCGATTGAGGCTTTCGGGCTGCCCGACATCGCCGCTGAAACCGAAAAGGACATCAACCGGATCGGCGCTGCGGCGGAACGCCAGATGGAGGCGCAGGCCGAAGCGGCGAAGCGCGCGGCCGAAGAGTCGCGGCGAATCTGGGAAGACCAGTTCTACGAC